CCGAGGACATCCTCCGCGACATCCTCTCGATCGTCACCCTCGCCAACTACGGCGCGGCGATCCACACCGGCGCGGCTTCCGCGTTCGACAGCGAGGACATGGTCAACATCAAAACCGCGCTCGACCAAGCCAAATGGTCCAAGTCCAGCCGCGTGATGATCCTCGACAACTCCTATGAGGGCGCACTCCTCAAGGACGCTGGCATCAAGAACGCCGCCGCAGTCGGCAGCGCCACCGCCATCCAGAATGGCCGCCTGCCACAGATCGCTGGCTTCGATGTTATCGGAACCAACTTGATCCCCGGCAACAGCCAAAACCTCGTCGGCATGGTCGCACTCCCTGAGTCGATCTTGGTCGCCTTCTCGCCCATCCAGCCATCCCCTGGCGTGTTGAACCACCTCACCAGCTACGAGACCGCCGTCGATCCAGAGACCGGCCTCACCATCGAGTATCGCGCATGGGCTGACCCTGACACCGACACCGAGAAGCAAGTCCTCGAGGTCAATTACGGCTACGCCCTCGGCCACGCCGCCGCCCTCAAGCGCATCGTCAGCGCCTAAGCCTGATGCGCCTCGCAATCACGCTCACCCGCACCGGCAGCACTTGGAAGGTGGAAAGCCTTCCGAGTGTCCCGCTCGGCGAGCAGCTCGCAGCCTTCAAAGCCAAGCAGGTCGCCGGCGAGTTGACCGCAGACGAGACGCTCGTCGTCTCCCTCGGCGACACGCTCAAGCGCCACATCTGCAAAGCCAAGCCATCCGCTCCCGCCGTTGAGGTGGAAGCCGAAGAAGAGTCACCCAAGCCCAAAAAGAAATAACCCCGCAAAGCGCCCGCACCGCGCTCCTCGCCCGCAAAAGCCCTCGCCGTCTCACTCCGGCGGGGGCTTTTCTTTTGACACGGCCCCAGTGGCGTGTCCCTGGCATCTCAACGCAACAGATTTTCTCTCCGAGCCGCGAGAGACCATAATTCATGGCACGGCAAGCCGGTCAAATTCCGCCAGCAGGAAATCCTAGTCGGTCTTCAAGCCATAGCCATCTCGCTCGATTTGGAAATGGGAGGATTCCGCCAAGGTGGGCAGTTCTCCATCAGGTTCCTCGCATCTGATCTGCAATCGCCCCCGCGCGTGAACGAGCCGGTCATTTTCAACGGCAAAACCTATTTTCTTTCTCAGGTCTCCGAAACCCACGCCCCCGGCGAATACCTCGCCACCATGTCGCCAGGAGGTGCCGCGTGAACCTCCCTGTCGAGTCCTCCCTCGCCGCATGGCTCCGCAGCCAGCCCGCCTTTGACGGCATCCCGGTCCACACCGGCCAATCCGCCGACACGATCCCGCAGGACCAGAGCGTCCTTCTCGCCGGGTGCGAGAGCACCGAAGCCGTCGCCCGTGGCTTCTACAAAGCCACCGCGAGCATCGTGCTGGTCACCCCGGCCGTCCTCGAGAACTCCCTCGAAGCGCACGCCGCCCTCGCCGATTCCCTCCGTGCCTCCCTCCTTTCCGCCGCCGATCTCGCCGACGCCTTTGCGCCTGCCCTGACCCTCGCCGGCGCCGACCTCCGCAGCGTGGACGACACGCAATCCGACGGCCGGTGGGTCACCACCGCCGCTCTGACCCTGGCCTTCACCGCGTCCGGCATTTGACACGCGACCCCCTTCCGAAACCCGCAACCAAACCAACCCAACTCCACCACCACCATGGCCGCAACTCTCTATCGCTCATCCGCAGTATCCACAGCCGAATATGGCACGCCAAACGTGTCAGGCATCATATGCACCAGCTTCAGTGTCAACGAAAGCGCATCGCTCTCAGAGGTCAAGGATGATCAGGGAGGGGTGGTTGCGGTGGCCATGTCGGAAGTGATCAAAGAAATTTCGATCGAGGGCATGCGCACCGGATCATTCACCGCAACCGTCGGCAGCGCACTCAGCGTCACGATGCCCGCATCGGTCACCCTCGGCGCCACTACGATCGTCACCGGCCTCACCAGCAACTTCGCCGCCGAGCAGTTCGAGACCGTTTCTCTGACCGCCCGCTCCTACGAGACCGCGATGACCGCTTCCTAAGCCCGCACCCGCACCCAGCGCCCGGCGCGTGTGATTCACCGCGCCGGGCTCCCTACGAAAAATCATGACAAAACCTCTCGCAGTCTTTTCCACCCGCGACCTCAAGCTAGCCACGATTCTTTTGACGCTCGGCTTCGAGCCTGAGAACCCCGCCGCTCCCGCCACGCGCATTCGCCGTGATTCCGGCGACGAGACGACGGTCTTCCACTTCCTCGCCAACCATCCCACCAGCGGACAGCAGGCCAACCAGGTCATGGAGTGGTTCCGCGACGCCGACATTTTCCTCGAGAAAAACCCCGAGCACCCGGTGGCCTACATCCTCGCCGCGCTCAAGAACCGCGACACGCTCGTCAGTGTCGTCAAAGCGACCCCGCGCCAGCTCGTCTTCGAGCGCAACGGGAAAATCGTCTCGATCTCCGAGAACGCCACCGAAGCCGACAAGAAGCGGTTCGCCAAATTTCTATGAAAAAAAACAACGACAAATCCACCACGAACGAAACCCTCGAAACCGACGACGAAGTCCTCCGCGAGCAAGCCATGACCAGCGGCCCGCAAAAACTCTCCCGTTGGGAGCTCCGCCCCACCGCCGCGCTCGAAATCTCCTGGATGCAGCGCAACAAAATCCTCACGACCGACATGGACATCATGTGGCGCGCCTCCGGCTTCGGCTTCATCCACGGCGCACCCAAGGCCAGCGTCCGCGCCGTCGTGAACGACTTCCCCCGATTCGCCGCTGCCGTCGATGACTGGATGGAAAAACAATCTCCTTCTGCCCAAGAGATCGCCGACCTGCAAAGCCTCTGCCTCGAGCGGACGAACGAATATTTTGCCAGCTACAGCAGTCAGCGCGGCGCCAAGGATTCGTCGGGAAACTAAACAGCCCCGGCTGGCTCGCGAGCTATGTCTACCGCATCGCCCGAATCACCGGCTGGGGCTACAGAGAGATTTTGGAAGACCTCCCGTTCGCGGCCGGCCTTCAAATCCTCCACGCCGACGACTTCGCGCACGGGCGAAAGCGAGTCTGGGGACGAAACAACCGAGCGACCGATTTTGACTCCCTCGCAGCCATAGAAGCCGCTTTCGAGAACCTGCACTGAGATGCCCAAAATCAAATTCGAAAACCTCAAGTTCGAGCAGATCATGTCGGACTACGCGACGATTCGTGAGACCACGATCCCCGACGCCGTCCACATGAATGCTCGGCTCTTGTGTGCCGAATTTGCCCGGCGCACGCAGGCTTTCGGAAAAGATGAAAAGGTAGGCACCGAGCGCGTGCGAAAGGACATTTCAAACATCATCAAGCCACCAGTCTATTTCCTGCAATTCCTCGGGAAAACTCAAAGCGAGCGATTGAAAAAAAGCCTCACCAAGAATTTTCAAGCGAGAAAGTGGACCGAGCTCAAATCCACCCTTGCCGCTGTCCGGATGGGGTCCGATGCGTTCACGGTAGCGGAGTCCGACGACTACGCAGGCATCCACCGAGATAACCGGAATTCCAAGACCGGCCGCGCATTTAAGCGCCCGAAGAAGTTCTACCTAGCAGCCGATTCCACCTCGCTTTTCAACTACATCAAAGAGCGACAGCAAAAGGTCGGATATGCCAAAGCAGGCTGGGCCGAGTGCGCGCTGCAACTTAAGAAAGTCATCTCCCGCTCGCAGACCTACGATTTTGAAAAGTGGTGGCTCCGTAATAAACCCGGCACCGGGTCCGTGCAGGACAACACCAGCAACATGTTCAGGCCTACCGTCACGCTTACAAACTCACTCCCGTGGGCCGACAGCGTCCTCCGTTACACCGAGCAGCTCAAAGGCGCGGAAATTGTCTCTAGCAAAATGAAAAAGCAAATGGAGAAGATTTTGAAAAAGCGCCAAACCAAACTCCAGGAGGCCGCGTAACGCCATGGCTGATGTCTCAGTAGAATTCGGAGCTAAGGATGTCGGGCTGGAAGATAGCCTGAAAAAAATCCAGAACGAGATGCAGAGCCTCGAGGATAAGGTCACGAGCGGCGAGCTCTCTTTCGAGGAATTGGAATCCACGATGAAGCGCCTCAGCCAAGTCGATCGCCTCGAGAAGCAACTCCAAGCCATCGGCGAAAAATCTGACGGAGCTTCCAAACAAGTTGATACGCTCAATAAAGAAATCAAAACAGCAGGCGACAAATCCTCTGAAGCGGGAGGCATCTTTGACGAATCATTTCAAAAAATTTCAGGCGCGATAACGCTTGGGAATATCGCGGCAGAAGGGTTTCAGAAAATCGTGGAACTCGCTTTCGACGCCGCAACCAAAGTCGTTGAAGGCTTCTCCGATGCGCTCGACCTTGGCGGGCGACTTAACGAGTTGTCCCAACGCACCGGAGAAGCCTCAGGCACATTGCTCGTGCTTGAGACCGCGTTTAAAAACTCGGGCCTCGAGGCTGACCAAGTCGGAACGGCCATAAACAAACTGCAAAATTTTATGGTGGACGCCGCCGATGAGGGAAGTCGGCAGGCTAATGTCATGGACGATCTCGGCATCTCCATGGCCGATTTGAAAGGCAAGACACCTACCGAGCAGATGGAGGTGTTTGCCGATAAAATTGCCGGCATAGAAGACCCGACCGAACGGGCTGCCGCAGCCAGTGAAGTTTTCGGAGAAAAACTTGGAGGAAAACTGCTCCCTCTTTTTACCGACTTTAACGGAAACCTGGACGACGCTCGTGATAAAGTTGGTTCCCTTGAGGAAGTCATGAATGAAAATGCGGCCACTTTTGATTCGGCCGCCGAGACCATCGAGGCTATAAAAGGCAAGATGGCCGCATTCGCCGCCGGAGTTTTGAGCGAGACGATCCCAGCTCTCGAGGATTTGGGCAAAGAAATGGAGCAAGTCGATGCGGCCGGCCTTGGTCAAGATGTGGGGGAGGTTTTGGCGCCAGGTCTTGAGAAATTTTCCTATTTTTTAATCGGTGTAAATGAAGACCTTAAAGAACTGATCGATCTGTTTGATGTATCAAAAGAGCCATCAAATGCTTTTGAATCTGTCATTAAAACTATTGTTGATACAATATCGGAATTTAGCGATGAGATGCAAAAAACCATTAATTTCATCTCTCCGATGGATGATTTATTTAATGCCTTGGAACAAAAAGGTAGAGATGCCGCCGCGTCTCAAGATGATCTGTCGGATTCCTTGGATAAGACAGGCAAAAATGCCAGCGATTCAAGCTCTTCGATTCAGACTGCTTCTGATGCCGTTGAAGCCCTCGGTGAAAAATCTGATTCTTCCAAAACATCTCTCGAGAGCATCGGGAAATCTGCCACAGAAGCCGGAGAATCTTTGGATTCTGCATTTTCACTTACAGGAGATTACAACGCAAACATCGAAGGACTCTCTTCAACCTTTAGCGATTTAAACGACAAAGCTTTTGAAAATGTAAACTACTTGGAGGAAGGTAAGGATTTAAGCTACCAACAAAACCAAGAAGCCGAACAATTAGGATTTAATTTAGGCGAGAACAATTCCCAGCTAGAGATCACGAAAGGCCTATACGACGAGATCAAGCCGCAAGTCGAAGAAATTACAGAGGCGGAACAAACTCGCCTGGATAACAACAAATCCCTCGTCGAACTCGAGACTGACATTAACGAAGCCAAAGCGAGCGGAAATTTAGAATTAGTAAAAACTCTTGAATCGCAGAAAAAAGAAATAGAAAACAAACAAGAGATCAAGAAGCTCACCGAGGAATATCAGAAAACTCTCGGCGTGAATGCCGACGAAGCCGCCCGACTGGCCACTAATTTTGTCGAAGCCAAAGATGCCGCCGCCGAGATCGAAAACAGAGATGTCGTCATCACGGTCACGACGGACATCGACGATTCAACATGGAAAGACCTGCTTGCTGAACTTTCAGCAAATTCAAATCCGGAAGCCATTGAAGTCGCCCTAGAAATCACCGGAAAAGACACTCTCCAAGAAGCCTACCAGACGCTCGAAGACATGGAGACCATCAATAAAAATTTTGAAGCGGCGATGGAAGTCTCGGGAGCCAGCAGCCTCGAGGAGGTTAAGCAAAACCTCGAAGGCATCCCCACTGAGGCGCAAAGGCAGCTCGCTCTCGAGATCACTGGCGAAGACGACCTCGACGACGCGATCAAAAAACTGGATGATTTCAAAGGGACTAAGACCGCCAAAGCCCTGCTTGAAAAGGAAGGCTTTGAAAATGTCGATGAGCTTCAAGACGCGCTCGAAGGCATTGCCGGCGAAAAGCGCACGGAAATGATCGTCGAAGCCCTCGGCGTGGAAGACGCCGAAGCAGCCAGAGACGCTATCGACGCCATCCTTAATGCCGACAGCAAAAAGGCCACCATCACCGCCGACGCCGATGTCTCGACCGCCGAGCAAAAAATCGACGACCTCTCCCAAAAAACCGCCACCATCCCCCTCGACGGAGACACCGCCCCACTAAAGACTGCCCTGGATGAGTTTACCAGCACCGCCCAAAAACTCAACCTCGACGCCAGCGAGGCGATCAGCAATATCCGCGCCGACCTCGAGAAGCCCATCAAACTCGACCTCGAGGGCGCAACCAGCTCCGGCGGTGACTCCGGCGATGGCGGCCTCACCGACCTCGTCGAAAGTATCAAATCCCTCCTCGAAAAAATCGAACCCAAACTCCCAGTCGCCGCTCTCGTATGACGATCTATACCGCCACAAACAACTGGATCGCACAGGGCGACCGCCTCACGAAAATATTCCCAAGCGGCCTCGTCCTGCTCCAGCAGAACTACATCGCCCCAACCGGCACGCAGCCATCGCCGACTCTCGCCCTCGGGCAGCCATTTCCTGTCAGCACCTCCCCTTGCATCGATGGCGCCTACATTTTCCCAGCTCCCGGATTTCAAGACAACGGAAACGGATTCACTACCTGCACGGTCACGGCCTACGGTCGAAACAGCTCGACGGGGAATAAGACTCTTACAAAGACTATTTCAGAGCACACCGCTCGATGGGTTACGGCCACTGACCCGGGAGAAAATGTAACCAATGGATCGCAATCGTTCCCGACAATTTCCGACCAACTACTCTGGACATTTGTGATGCCAAAGACGGCGCCGCCCAATGTCGTGGCGTCGGATTTACTCCAAATTTATCGCCTCTCGGGCCAGCCCCTCAGTCCGCTTCTGCTGGCTGAGTTTTTCGATAGCGCCGGACACAGGACAGAGCAGGGAGTTCAGCAAATCTCAAAACCCGTCATCAGCACCATATCCCGCGCCGAGTGCGTGAATTTCGGCGCTTTCGACGAGTGGACGGTCGTCTACGGGGCCAGCGTAGACTTTCCGGTTTTTGATTTTGGTTCGTTTTTTATCATCGCTGCACCGCAAGGGGACAACCTTGTATTCAATCTGACGGTTGGCGGAAGCGCCTCCATATCACATTCCGATTTTTACGAATGGGATTCCAACAACTCCGAATCGGCACAAGTTTTAAAAGTCTGGAACATAAATGCTCCGACCGGCTCATGGGCATCATCCACACCGCGCCAAGAAATGCCGCCAGGAGTGGACAGCCCAACCTACCTAGGCGGCACACTCCGACGCAGTGGCACATCACTGATCGCCTATAGCCCTCCCTCGCCAGCTGTCCCAGGCAGTGGCCACCCAGCACCTGCCCGACACATCACACGGGAACAGAACCAATCGCCACCGCCAAGCTACACCAGCGGAGCCTTTACCTGGAATGCCGTGCCGACCGGATCATCAAGCGACTCAGAGGGAAGCTACATTATTTACACTTACCAACTCCAAACGCCCATCAAGGAAGCCTTTGTAATCGAGCTAGGCAATGAACTCGGGCAGACCTCGAATTATTCGGTTGTTATCAATTTTTCCGACCCCGAATAATGCCCGCCGACCCGCCAATCAATTTTGAGACTCTCGCCAAGCAAGGCGGAAACCCGGCCACCGGCGGATACCCCTACCAGATAAAAGCCGCCGACCTGCAAAAAAACTTCGTCTTCGCAACTCTTGATGCTGACTCTTCGCTTATCGAATCCACCACTGGCCAATGCGGTCACCCGGCGCGCAGGCTAAAAATCCCAGCCGTGCCAGGAAGCGGAACGAAAAACCTCACCGCATCAAGCGGCGCTCTCGCCTGGACAGATGCCATCCCAACCCCGCCCACCAGCGGCACCTATGTCCTCGGCGCGGTGGATGGCACCCTGCAATGGATTGCCACGGAGGAATGCTAGCACAAGTCTTAAGTATTAAGTTTGTAAGTTTTAAGACTGACCACCGAGGCAATCACGCAAACCGCCACTTAAAACTTAATTCTTAAAACTTAAAACTCTCTGCCATGACCCTCGGCCGCACATCCTCCGGAGCCATCAAAATCAAAACCGACGGCGGCCTTCGCGCTGTGAATTGCGCGTGTTGTGTGACGTGTGGGTGCGATACGGCTATAAGTGGAGACCTATTGCAAACGATGAGAAATGCAACAACTGGCACTTGCAACGGGGCTTCGCCGACATCTTTTAACGCAAGCGGCGGAGGATTTTCTGCCGTTTTTCAGATTGGAGAATTTCCAGATGCAACCTTTTATACTTGCGCGCTATCGGCATTAACAAATTGCTTTAATTTCGGGGGTGATAATTTCATGAATACAATGGCTAGCGGGCCTGCCGAGTCATGTTGTCCAACCGACGCTCCGTTCCCAATAACCTGTGCAGATGTCACGTATACAATAAATGGAGACGAATTTACTGCACATACGGAAAATTTTGGATTTGGCCCAGATGTCACTCCTCCAACTTTTGTCTTTTCGTGATCCCACAACATATCATTGATTTTCGTGCTCGCACATTGGCTCAATTCGGAAGCTCCGCTTTTAATTTCGCTCGCGCAGGCTTCGCGACCACGCCGCCCGAAGCACTCGCCACCCGCGAAGCAACGTGCAAAGCGTGTCCCGAATGGGACGCCACCGCGCTGAACAACACGGGTCGCTGCCGCAAGTGCGGATGCTCGACATGGGCGAAGTTGCGAATGGCCACCGAACGCTGCCCCCTTCGCAAGTGGGAAGCCGTCGAATCGAAACCGGAAACCGGAGTGCTGAAACCGGAAATCTAACCGCCTCTTTCCGCCCTCCGCCTTACGCTCTCCGCTCTAGGAGACGCTCGGAAGCCTACCCGATTTGACACCCGCCGCTGGTCAGCGGCATGAAACTTTTCCTAGACTCCAAAGCCCGGCGATTTATCAAGTCCGCCGCGAGCAATGTCGCGCTCCAGACGCTCGTGCTCAAACGCCGCGACCAAGTCCCCATCGAGGTCATTTTCGTTGAGAACGGCATCGCCGTCGATCCCATCCTCGGCACCCAGACCACCGTCGCCCTCAAGACCTCATTCTCTGACGCCAATTTCCTAGCTTTGGCGGCTCCTGGCCAAACCATACTCGATCTGAACACCGTCCCGGTCGAGGGCGCCTTCTCCTCCGATCCTGCCAGCATCGCCGCCTTCCTCGAGATCCGCTGGACCGCCCCGACTCAGGCATTGCGCACCGCGACCCTCCAAGTCGAAGTTCAGAACTCCGTCATCCTCGGCGACGAGGCCACACCTGCCGCGCTCCCCGACGGCAAAGCCACCCAACTGCAAGCCGAAGCAGGCACCGACAACGAAAAGTGGATGACGCCCCTGCGCACCGCGCAGGCCATCGCGCAGCTCGCCCCGCCTCCCACTTGGGCAAGCGTGCTGAACAAGCCCACCGAGTTCCCGCCGAGCAGCCACACGCACACCGCCGCGCAGATCACCGACTTCGCCTCTGCCGTCGTCGCCGTCTCGCCGCCTGTTGATTGGAGCAGCTTGACCGGCAAGCCCAGCACCTTTGCCCCGTCCGCGCACACGCACCCTATCAGCGAAATCAACGGCCTCGGCGACGCCCTCGATGCCGCCAACGAGCGCATCGACGACCTCCTCGCCAATATCGACCCCGCCGCGCTGGATTCGATTTCGGAAGCCGTGGAGGTCATCAACACCGAGCGCACCGAGCGAATCGCCGCCGATGCCGCGCTCCAGTCCGAAATCGACGGCAAAGCCACCGCCGCCCAAGGAGCCAAGGCCGATACCGCCCTCCAGCCCGAACCCGTCGATTATCGCGGAGCCTACAACAACGGAGCCGACTACTCCCCCGGCCAAGTCGTCAGCTACAACGGCGAACTCTACATCCGCATCGGAGAGCCGAACCCCGGCTATCCACCGCCTGGCAGTTACTGGGCTGTCTTCGATCCCTCCGCGTCGCCCGCATTCAAACTCTGGGTCGAACTTTCCAAAGCCGCCACGGTCCACACCCACGCCGCCACCGAGATCACCGGCCTTTCGAGCTACATCATCGCCAGCGCGCCCGGCCTCTCGATCAACACCACCGTCCGCATCGGTGACGGCGTCTCGACCACCTTCCCGATCGACGGCCTAGTCAGCTCTGACCCCGAGCATGTCCTCGTCGCCCTCAACGGCGTCACGCAAACCCCCACCACCGACTACCTCGTTTCGGAAGCCACCGGCACGATCACCTTCGACTCCGCGCCCGCCGCCGGAATGCAGATCAGTTGCACCGCCCTTGGCCTCCGCACCGTCCAGCCGCCGATCGATCCCACGCTCTACCTCTACGCCTTCGACCAATCCACCAACGGCCTGACCACCTACAGCGGACGCCTCCTCAATGCCGACCGCCCCGCCGCGCCAGCACTCCCCGAGACCGCCACCACCTGGACGATCCGCCGCTCCACTCTCTCCGCCGCCGGGCGGATCCTCGCCACCGCCACCGCCACCGGATCGTGGGCCAACCGCACAACGCTCTCCTACTCATGACAACGATCACCGAGAGCAACCTCAGCCAGCAACTCGATCTCTCGAGCTTCGACCTCACCCTGCCAGGCATCGTCGTCGAGTATCCCACGCGCTCCGCCTTCCCGAGCACCGGAAAACCCGACCGCCTCTACCTGGCCCTCGATGAAGGGATGCCCTACCGCTGGTCGCCCTCCGCGAGCGCCTACGCCCTCATGATCCCGGTCATCGACGCGGGCAATTTTTGACAATCACCCCACCACGAACAGCCCAAACAACCACCACCAACACCTAATTAGCCATGGCCAATCCAATCATCAAAATCAAACGCGGTTCAGGCGCTCCCGTCTCCTTGCAGACTGGTGAAGTCGCATTCGACACGCTCAACAAGTCCCTCTTCATCGGCACAGCCCAAGGCGTTCTCGCCATCGGCGGCGAGCATGTCTTCGCCAAAAAGACCTATGTCGATAGCGCCGTTTCAAGCGAGCAATCGGCACGCGAAGCAGCGGATTCGACGCTCACCACGAACCTCAATGCGGAAATCTCCCGCGCTCAAGGTGCCGAAAGCGATCTCGCCGACGACATCGCCGCCGAGACATCAGCCCGCCAGTCCGCGATCAGCTCCGCCGTTTCCACTTTGGAAGCAGCCGACACCGCTTTGGACGGCAAGATCACCGTCGAGAAAGGCCGCATCGATGCGATCCTCAGCGCCGCCTCGGCCGACAAAGACAGCTTCGCGGAAATCGTCACCCTGATCAATTCGGTCGATCTGACCAACGACAACGCCCTGGCAGCCGCCATCCTCGCGATCAACGACTCGATCGACGACGAGACCGCTGCCCGCACCTCTGGCGACTCCAGCCTGCAGGGTAACATCGACACCGTCTCGAGCAACCTCAGCGCGCTGACCACACGAGTCACCGCAGCGGAAGCAGATATCGTTTCGGAAGAGTCCGCCCGCATCGCCGCAGTCTCCGCCGAAGCCGCTTCCCGCGCATCGGATGTGTCCGGCCTCGAGTCCGACATCGCCGCAGTCCAGAGCAATCTGGATGCCGAGAGCTCGACCCGTTCGACAGCCGATACCTCGTTGAGCAACCGCATCACGACCCTCGAAAACGCCAGCGCGGACAGCCGCCTGGACGCAGTCGAGGCCGATGTGGCCGACCACGAGACCCGCATCACTGCCCTCGAGACGACCATCGACGGCGGCAGCTACTAGTAACTAACCCAACCCCGGCGGGGCGCTCCATAGCGCTCCGCCACGCGGGGGGTCTAACTCCGCGAAATCAAAACCCGCCACATGGCAAACCCAATCATCAAGCCCAAATCCTCGACCGTAGCGTCGAAGGTCCCAGCCTCCTCCGACCTCGCCCTCGGCGAGATTTGCGTGAACCACGCAGACCGCCGACTTTACTCGCGCAATCCCAGCACGGGAGAGGTTTATAAATTGGCCGGCACCAAAGACGCGCCCGACCGCGTCTGGGCCTTCGACATTTCAAGCGACGGCCTCACCACTTTTCTAGGCTACCTACTTTACGCCGACTTTCCTAACTCCGGCTCGGTGTATGACAGCCCGAATTGGGAAATCTCCCGCACCATCTTCAACACAGCAGGAACAACCAGCAGCGAATCCAGCGCCACCGGCGCGTGGGCGAACAAGGGAAATTTGAATTATGCTTAGTCCCCTCTACGGCCAACTCTCCCCGCTGCGCGTGCCAACCACGATGCGCCGGGTATCTGACGACAACGACGCGAACGCTTACCTGCTCGCCGTAGAGTCCGCCGACGGTCAACAACTCGAATCCGGAGTCATCTCGGCTGTCGAAGCATTCATCCTCGGTTGCAAAACCGACAGCATCTGGTCTGCCATCAAAGCCTCCTGCATTCTCGCAGGAGCGCGAACTTTGGGAGGTGCGCTCGTGCCGCTGGTTGGAGCCGCTCCGACCAATTTCAATTTTGTATCGGGTGATTACAACCGAGAAACAGGGCTAAAAGGCAATGGAACAAGTAAATATTTGGACTCCAACAGAAACTGCAATGCCGCCCCTCAAAATTCAGCACACGCTGGACTTTATGTAAATGAAATAATTTCCTCAAACCGCTACTACTACGGGTCTTCTACTGCTGCTGGCGGGCATTCTTTTATTCGATTAGCATCCGGTTCGCTGACCAATATGCAATACAGCGTCAATGCTTTTGGTGCTTTAAACATCACCAACGCAAACAATTCCGGCTTTATTGGAATCAATCGGGAAAACTCCAGTCAAATAAATGTAAGAACCAATTCCTCTACTGGCACTTACTCGCAGTCCTCTACAACACAAGCAAATATAGTTCAATTTTTATTTCGTGGAGGCCCTTCTGCCGCATACGGAAATCCACGACTATCTTATTACTCTATTGGAGAAAATATCGACCTCGCCAAGCTCGACACCCGAGTCAGCTCCCTCATGACCGCCCTCGCCGCCGCCATACCATGACACTCGCCGACCTCATCACCCAGCCCGTAAGCTACGAGACAGCGAAAGACCTCGCTCTCGTCTTCTCGCCCGAACTCGCCGCGCAACTCGCCGCCGTCCAAGCCGAGCACGGCAACCCCCGCCATGTGGCCTCGCCCGTCGATCTCGTCGATGGCCGAAAAATGCTCTGCGCGGATTTACTGACCGAAATCGGCCCCGGCGGCCTCTACTCCGGCGGGTTCGCCCATCTGCCCGCCGAGCTTTTCCCATCCGTGGAAGTCCTCCCGATGTCCGAAGTCCTCCCGTTGCTGCCCCAACCCGAAGAAGAAATCTAACCCACCAACACCATGCTCGAACAAGTCTCCACCTCCGTAAAATTCCTCGCCTTCTACACGGCGAGCAAACAAGGCAAAACCGGCCTCACCGTCACCGTTGACATCTACAATCCAAGCGGCACCCAGATCGTGACCGCTGGCAGCGCCACCGCCCTCGGCGGCGGGTTGTATAGCTACACGCTAACAAGCAACAACAGCGCGGAAGGGGAGTATGCCGCCATTTTCAAGACCGCCGACAGCACGGTGGACAGCCAACACATCCCAAGCCTCTGGGTGCTTGGCCGAGCGGGAGTCGAAAATCTCGACGCCGCCACCTCCTCCCGCCTGCCATCCAGCAGCTACACCGCCCCAGCGAACTCGGACATCTCGGCAATCAAAAGCAAGACCGACAATCTCCCAAGCGACCCCGCAGATCAAAGCCTCGTCGAGTCCGCCATCTCCGCCCTCTCGATCCCGACCGTGGTCCAGATCCGCACCGAGATGGATTCCAACAGCACCAAGCTGGCAAACCTCGACGCAACGATCTCGAGCCGTTCAACCCTAACGACCGGCGACCTCCCGAGCGTGCCTAGTGCCGCCTCGGTAGCCTCAGCCGTCCGCACCGAACTGACCGAAATCTCGAACCTCGATGCTTCCGTTTCGAGCCGCCTCGCAGATGCCGACTACACAGCCCCGACCAGCGCCCCGACAGCCGCCGCTGTGGCTTCAGCCGTTCGCACAGAGCTGACCGAGATTTCCAATCTCGATGCTTCCGTGTCGAGCCGTTTGGCATCGGCGTCTTACACAGCGCCAGCAAACTCGGACATCACCGCGATTAAGAGCAAAACCGACAACCTCCCGGCTTCGCCCGCAGCGGTCTCCGACATCCCGACCACCTCGCAAATCTCCACAGCCGTCGAAGGTTCACTCCTCAACGAAGCGGATGGCCAAGCGGTCCTCAACGCCATCGTAGGAGCAATCGGAAACCAGAACCTTTCTGAAGTATCGCTCGTCGCCGCGATCCGCTCCGACCTCGAGCGCAACGGCGGGAAACTCATCAACCTAGACGCCGCCATTTCCAGCCGATTGGCCGCAGCCGATTACACCGCGCCGACCAGCGCACCGACCGCTGCCAGCGTCGCAACCGCCGTGTGGGGAGCAGCGACAAAAGAGATCACCGGCGGCACCGTCACAACGCTGACCAACTCGCCCGATGTGCCGACCGAAGCCGAAATCGCCAGCCAAGTCCGCACCGAGCTTTCGGTCGAACTCGGCCGCATCGATGCCGCTATCAGCTCCCGCCTCGCGCCATCCGGCACCTTGGCGACCGTCACGACATTGACCAACGCACCGACCGTCCCAACGGCAGCCGCCATCGCTGACGAAGTCCGCGTAGAACTCGCCACCGAACTCGCCCGCATCGATGCGCCAGTCAGCGGTGCGACAGCCCCAAGCGCCGCCACCGTGGCCACGGCAGTCCGCACCGAACTCAGCACCGAGCTGGCCCGAGTGGACGCAGCCGTCAGCACGCGCCTCGCCGGTTCGGCCTACACCGCGCCAGCGAACAGCGATGTCGCCGCAATCAAAGCCAAGACAGATGCTTTGAACACCGAGCGCCTAGCGAATGTAGCCACCACGGCCATCGTCGGCAACCTCATCGCCCAGGCTAACAGCTAATGACCGAGGAACTCCTCACCCTCACGACTCACGCCAGCGGTCAAAGCGACCGCTGGCTGTTTGTCGCCCTCCTCATCATCGGACTTGCAGCAATCGGCGTCTTGTTCCGCTATTTCACAGGCCGCCTCGACAGCCTGCAAGACCGCATGGACACGCAAACCGCCGAGTTTGTGGCTCACCTCAAAACCGCGAACCAAGAAATGCTCGGCGTCATCGCCAGCGCCAAAGCAGTCATCGAGCGCGTCGAACGCAAACTGGAAAAGCCCTGAGCCTTTGACACCTCCGCCCATTCGATGAACGCAATCTACTTTGTCCTTGATCGTCTCAGCGAAAACAGCACCTGGCGCGGTTTGATTTTGGTCGCAGTCGCTCTCGGCGTGAAGCTCGAGCCAGAGATGCAAAACCAGATCATCGCCGCCGGGCTCGGCCTCGTCGGAACGATCAACATTTTCCGCAAAGGAAAATGAATCCAAAACAAGTCGCCGCGACCGCAGTCATGCTCGCGTGGGTTTTTCTGGCGATTAGTTTTCTGAGCGGATGCGTGGCCGTCCCGATGCCTCCCTTCGGTGAAAGAGTGGGCGAAGCCGGAACGCTCCACATCCGCGCCACCGTGCGCTTTGAGCCACGCCTGAGCGAAAGCCAATCTGCCAACCGCAACCTCTGGAACGCTCTTGGTGAGTTCCAAAAAACCCTGCCCGCGCTCAAGGACAAATGATTTCGCTACTCGCCCGCTTTTTCATGTTGCCACGCCCGTCGCAATCCCCCGCGCCCGCGCCTGAGTCGAAGCCCGCAAAGCCAGCATCAAAGCCAGCCAAAACCTCCGGTCTTCTAAAGCCCGAGCCGAAGTTTTACCAACAGACCAACAAGCGCACTCCCAACATTTCAGCGGGCCGCGTCATCAAACCGACCCACATCGTCCTGCACCACACCTCCGGCGCTTACGCCGGGAGCGTCTCATGGTGCTGTGACCCCGCCAGCAAAGTCAGCTACCACTGCATCATCGCAAGGAACGGCAAACGCACCGCCCTCGCTCTCCCAACCCAGCGAACCTGGCACGCCGGAGTTTCCTCATGGCAAGGCCGCAAAGACGCCAACTCGTGGAGCATCGGCATGGCTTGGGAAGGCGACACATACCAAACGCCTCTCAGCGAAGACGCCCTCCTCAGCGCCGTGGAATACTTGTTGCCCATCATGCGCGAAAACAACATCCCCCTCGCAAACATCCTGCGCCACGCAGACATCGCCCCCGGCCGCAAAAACGACTGCTCCCCCGCCGCCCACGCTGCCCTCCTAGCCGCCCTCAACCGGGTGCTTTGATATGGCCAAAAAACCAGCCCCGCCAAAAGACCGCGAGGCCGTGATGATGCAAGCCCGCGCCCTTCTCGCGGAGCATTTCGCGCATGGCATCTGCGTCGTGAGTTGGGAGGACGAAGGCACCACCTTCAACATGGATTTCAAATTTGGCAATGACTACGCCGCCAAAGCCCTCGCCCGCGAAGCAGAAGAACTTCTCTGGCCCTACGAGGAAGAAGAGGAAGAAGACGAGGAGGAGGAAGCATGAAGGCCACGCTTGAGTTCACCCTGCCCGAAGAACGCTGCGAGCACATCTGCGCCGTCAAAGGCATGGACACGATTTTAATACTGGATGACCTTCTTCAAGAAATCCGGGCCTTCCTTAAACACGGCGGTGGCGAATTTAAGTCTTGGCGAGACGAAGAAGGCCGCGACTGCCAAGCCTGCCCGGACACCCTCGAAAAAATCCGCAGCTACATTTGGGAGTTGAGAAAAGACAACGAGATTCCCGATCTCCCATGACACCGATTAAAAAATGGAAGCGATGGATGGCCGTCGGATGCAGCCACGGCGATCAGATCGACGAAGAAGCACGAAAGGCCGTGCTGGCTTTTAAAGAACGATGGAAACCCGACACCACATTCCACCTCGGCGACTTCCTCGACCTCGCCGCCTTCCGCACAGGTGCCGTCAACGACCCCAACTCTTCCGACCGTGCGGCCAGCGTGAGCGACGACCTGAGCGCTGGAATTGATTTCCTCCACGAACTCCGCCCGCAGCACATCCTATTCGGCAACCACGAAGCCCGCCTCTACAAGCTCGCTGCATCGCCTAACGCCCTCGCCGCTCACGCCGCCACGCTCACCATCCAAGCCATCGAAGACGCCGCCAAGAAGCTCAAAGCAAAAACCTACCCATACCACATCCGCAGCTACGCCCAACTCGGAGGGACAAAATTCCTGCACGGCTACATGTTTAATGTCCAAGCCATCCGCGACCACGCCGAAACCTACGGCAACTGCATCCTCGCCCACCTCCACCGAGTCGGCAGCGAACGCGCCCGCACGCTCGACGGAGCCACCGGCCACTGCACCGGCATGCTCTCCCGATTCGACATGGAATACGCCAACGCCCGCCGTGCCACGCTTGCCTGGTCCCAAGGCTTCGCCTACGGCCACTACTGCGACAATTCTTTGACCGTCAATTTATGCGAACGAAAAAACGGCCAGCCATGGCTTCTCCCGATTTAAACAAAGCTTGGAGCGCATTCTTCGAGCATGTCGCCATTAGCGACCCCTCCGAACTCAAAAAGGAAGGCTGGATGACCAATGCCGAAATCGCCGAGATTTCAAAGCTCGAAGGCGAAGCAGGTCGACAGCTCGCCGACAAAGGGGTCCGCTCTGGTATCCTGGAAAAAAAAGTAGCCAAAATTTTGATCAATGGGCGTAGAGCCAATCTGAATTTCTACAGGCCTCGGGCAACAGCGGGCAACACTCCCGCAAGTCATTGAAAAACAAACCCAAGAAAGCGACTTAAAATCCGTTTTCGCGAAAGCGGAGTGCGGGTTCAAGTCCCGCCGCCGGCAGAGCGACTTGTGACGATTTGGGCTAGGTTTTATGCGGGTTGGCGGGCGGTCGGCATCAAGAATCTAGCGGCGGCTATTGGCGGCTACTGGAAGAAAATAGTTGAGATTTCGGGCAACACGGGCAACAAGTCTGGGCAACAGTATGAGCGCCTATCTTGTCACTCCCTACCCGCAGCGGCCCGGCACCCCTTGGAAGTTGACCATCCCGCAGAAAATTTTTGGCAAAAGGATCCGCCGGTTTTACCGCACCGAGGCGGAGGCTTGGGCGGCGGGGCCGGGGCTTTTGGAGAAACTTCAGAAAGGTGGGACGGATTCGCTCTCGGAGGAGCAGGTGAGCGGCATGTCGATGAAATCCGCGGTGCGGGATTACATCGCGAGCAAGGCGGGCAGCTCGGAGCGGCACAGGGACAAATTGGAAAAGATTTGCGGGGAGCTTTTGGATGCTTTCCCTGGCGCGGTGGCGGCGGTCACTCCGATGCAGGCGGCGAGGGTCTTTGCGAAGATTACGGGCGCGCCGACGACGCGTGCGGGGTGGCATCGTTACGCCTCCGGGTTTTTTCGGTGGTGCGTGGACATGGAACTCCTCGACCGAAATCCATTTCGCCGCGTCGTGGCGCCGGAGGCGGAGTCGAAGAGGTCACTGATTTCTGCAAAGGAACTGCGGTCGATTCTGGATGCGGAAATGTCGGATGCTTTGCGAGCTTGGTTTCTTCTCGGTGCCTTTGCTGGGTTGCGGTCCATCGAAGTCCACAGGATGCGGTGGGAGGATGTCGATCCGAAGTCCGGCCAGATCGAGGTGCGGCGGGAGGTTTCGAAACAATCAAGCGGCCTGCCGGAGCGGATCGTGGATTTCACGGAGCCGCTGGCGAGGCGGAAGGATTTCTTCAAAGGAAAATCGGGGCTGATCGTGCCGGCGAAATCGCTCCGGCTTTATCGGGAGCGTGAGGCGCTGATTCAGCGGCTTAACAACGAGGGCATCGTGCCGTGGGCTATGCTGCCCGAGAACGCTCTCCGGCACTCTTTCGCTACCTACCACCTCGGCCGCTGCCAGGATGCTGGCAAAACAGCGCACCAGATGGGGCATTCGTCAACGGCTCTGGTTCTCAAAACCTACGCGGTTCCTTCGCGTAAGGCGGACTGGCGGGCTTGGTGGCGGGTTTAGGCTACGCAAGGGTAGAGTAAAGAGATAATAATCAGTCTTTTACCCCCCCCCCCCCCAGCAAATCGGGCCAGAGCATGACGGGCATTGGGGTGTCTGGGGGTTGCGTTAAATCGTGAACCTGCCCTATCCAGTCTTCTGGGAGTTTTTCTTTGCGTGAATTGAGTGACCAGAAGCGGAAGTTTCGGATCCCGGCTCGATCACTACACCAACACCCGACTGGACTTTTCCCTTTGAACCGTTCTTTTCGGCGGTTGGTTTGCCAATTTCTTCGAGCTTGTAGCTCGGATTTCCATCCGCCCTACGGAGTTCTTGCGTGAGTAAAAAACGCGCCCAATTCGACAAACTGCCGAATCCATTCTTGTCCGCGAAATCCTTGGAGCGCTTGATTAGATCAGGCTCTAGCGAGATTCCCGCGCTTTTGGATTTGCGCGAAATCGGTTTTTTCGGATTCATGTCAATAGAAAATATCACCCCTCTAATAATTGTCAATTTTTAGCCATTGGGGTGATCACCCCATTTTTTTCTTTGAATGCGTCAACAATTAGCAATTGTTGGCGCATGGCTAACAGACCAGTCCCGGAGAACAAAAAAGCAAAAGCGGCAGGAATCTCACTCCCGCCACAACTGATCAACCAAGCGCGCAAGCACGCTTATCAACGCGGAATGAGTCTTAGCGGGTTCGTTCGTCATCTACTCATCGAGAAGCTCGAGAAGGAGGCAGCATGAACCTCTCCGATGTTTACATAGATATGGACGAGGCGAAGCGCCTCTCGGGTTTTTCCAGCCGATCGATCCGCGACTACATTAAACGGGGCGAATTTGCGGCAAGCCTCCCACGCGGCCGGTGCGGTGGTTGGCACATCGTCCGCGAGTCGTTTTTGGATTGGTGGGGTTATCGGAACGCATCGACGGCAAACCGCACGACGATCCCAGCACGGAAACGGAGGGCCGCGTAATGGACTGCGAAACTCTTCTCCGATGCCTCGGCTACTCGATCGACGCGGCTTTTAAATTCGGCCCGGTCGCCATCGCGGCGGTCATCACCTGGAGGCTCGCCCGATGAAAAAGCGACTCTGGCTCGTGCAGGGGTTTAATTTTCTCCGCCTAAAAGTCGGGGACACTTTTTTGGCCTTCACCGAATCGGAAGCTCGGGAGCTTTTCCGAATCGAATACGGCTGCCCTGCGAGCCGGGTGGAGGTCGTCCGATGAGCGCGTGGGAGGCCGTTCTTCTCTCCTCGATCGCCTTCGGGTCCATGTGGGCCTGCTACCGACTCGGCTTTCGTGACGGGCGCATGACAGAACGCCGGCGTCAGGAGCGCTACTACCGGCGCGAGGAGTTCGGGCGCGATTGGGACAACCTAGAGGATTTCGACTGATTTTGCCTCGCTAGTCCCCAAGGGGGACGCAGGGGCCAAGGGGGGCTGCGCATCCCAAAAAACGCAGACCAAAATCTGTAACGGACTGCGGCAACCGGAACAGCAACAACAAGCCGCACAGAAAAAACCAACAAAATGGCAACACTAAAAGCACCAGAAAGCACGGGTGGCTACGGCCCCCAGATCAAAGACCTCGCCCCGAAAGGCACCTTCTTGGCCACCATCGTGGACATCGTGGACCGTTTCGGCGTCGAGCGCCCGAAGTTCGAAGACCCCAGCGTCACCGAGAAGGTTGACCTGACGATCTTTGTTTTAGGGTTCAAAGGCAAGGACGGCAAGTTCTACCTAGTCAAAACCCGCGACATGAAAATCTCCGGGCATGAAAAGTCGAAGCTCTATGACTTCCTCAAATCTTTGACTGGCGAGCCGCCGAAATACGGCTGGGACTACTGCGAACTCATCGGCACGGGGGCTCAAATCACTGTGTCGCACCAGGAGAGCAAGCGGACCCCTGGCAAAATGTATGCCACCCTCGGCTCTATCGCTCCGGTGATGGAAGAGTTAAAGGGCAAAGTCCATCCGCTCTCGGCATTTGCCGCGTTGCTGGACCCGGACAAAGGCGTGCCCGCGGGCGCGGTGGCGTCGGACGACGAGGACGGCAGCGACGAGCCGTTCTGAACCAACAAGGAAACCGGGCGCCGGTGGAAGTTACAGCTCCCGCCGGTGCCCTAACCCCGAATCCTATTTATGGCCATTCTCACGGACACAAAACAGAAATCCCAAGGCTCGCATTGGTATAGCCTCGAAGGCGAAGCCTGTCACCAAATCGCGAAAGCCAAGGGCGACGGCATGCGCAATGTCACCGTCACCGACGCCCGAAAGCTCGGGCTTTTCCCCAGCGTCACGAACATCCTCGGCGTCATTGCAAAGCCGGGCCTCGACAAGTGGAAGCTCCAACAAGTCGCCAAGGCCGCTTTCAACCGCCCGCCTGACGGCAAGGAAAGCGCCGAGTATTTCACTGACCGCATTATCGAGTCTGCCTTTGACCAAGTGGTGGACGCCGCGGACTTCGGCTCCCGCATCCACGATGCCCTGGAAAAGATTTTCGAGGGCGAGCCGGTCGAGGAGGAACTCCAGCCCTATGTGCAGCCCACCCTTGACTGGAAACGCGAAAAGGGGCTGACCTTCACCCACCGCGAGATCACGCTCGTGAATGCCGGCGAGGGCTACGCGGGGCGGTGTGATGTCATCGCTCAGGGGAAGAAGGGCCAACTCGTCATCCTCGACTACAAGACCCGCAAGACGAAGGAGGGGGAGAAAGTCACCACCTACGACGGCCAAGGCATGCAACTCGCCGCGTATGCCGTGGCGCATTGGGGCGAGGCCATGCTGGATAAAGTGACAGCCGCCAATGTCTTCATCTCGACCACCGAGCCGGGGCGCATGGAAGTGTGCAAACACGACGACCTCGTTTCCGAGTGGCATGCGTTCAAAGCCGCTTGCCTGCTCTGGCGCAAGATGAAGGGCTTCGACCCGAGGAGGATCGAGGTATGACGATCCTTTGCTCTGAATGCGGGCACCGCGGCGACCACCTCAAGTGGCCGATCCGCCGCGGCGAGTTGCTCTGCCCCGAATGCGGCTGCCCGGAATACGGGCGCCGCGACCAACTCCAAGACCTCGCCAACGAGGGCGACGAGTGCGCCATGGCGGACCTTTTTAAGGAGGGAAATCATGGGCGCAACTAAACAGCACCAACTCGAGGAGATGGAGAAAGAGGCCGTGCGTATGTATGCCGACGCGCTCAAGGCGGGGTTTGAAAGTTGGGATGAATACGAGGCGTCTTTTTTTGAGGAGGAAAAAATGACCCCGTTGGAGATTTGGCTACAGGGTAACAACCCCCAAAGCCGCTATTGGAAGGAGTGGGAGCATTCGTGTGAGTCTGGGGGCGTCGTTCAGCGGGTTCTCGCTAACGGTGCGAAAACCTATGTGGAACAGTGCCAGATTTGCGGCAAGTCCATCAAAGTCTGGAAAAAACAGGATATTCAAACCCCCTATGTTGGCGTTTGGAAGGATTCACTGGTCACGGAGTGGAGAGAGGCCCAAAAGCGAGTTGATGAAGCCGCCAGGCAAGAAAGAAGGAAGGAATACCATTCTTACCTCCAATCCCAAGCGTGGAAGGATAAACGCGCAAAAGTTTTAGCTCGGGCCAAAAACCTTTGCGAAGGGTGCGCGGAAAAGCCTGCGACTGAGGTTCACCACCTGACTTACGCAAATGTCGGCAACGAGTTGTTGTTTGAATTGGTCGCGCTTTGCTCAGGGTGCCACTCCCGATCCCATGCCTCCCAGTTTGTTCCGTCTTTTGTTGAGGGAGAAGATCAATGACCCTCGCCATCGACTTCGAAACCGATTGGTCCCGAGACTACTCCGTTGCTGACTTGGGCGCGTGGGCGTATTGCCACGACCCGCGATTCCGTGCCTACCTCGTTTCTTTCCGGGGCGAAGATGGCTGGGAATGGGCGGGGCCTCCCTCGAAAGCGCCGTGGGAGAAAGCGAATGGATACCGGCATTGGGTTTCCCACAACGCCGCGTTCGACTCCGAGGTTTTCGCCTGCCTGCCCGCGGGCCTCCCGAAGGGCGATGGCCCGGATGTCTGGGACTGCACGGCAGACCTCGCCGCCTGCCTGCAACTCCCCCGCGATCTCGCCGGGGCCTGCCGTGAGGGCTTGGGCGTGACGGTGGACAAATCCGTCCGTGAGAGGGCAGGGGAGCCGGATCTTTTTGCCCCCTCGGCTACGGAGATGGAAGACTACGCCCTCAACGATGCCCGGCTGTGCATGGACCTTTGGGAGCGTTTCCAAGGCCGGTGGCCGGAGCGGGAAAGGGAACTCTCCCGCCACACCCGCCTGATGGGGCGCCGTGGCATCGGCTTCGATACCGAGAAGGCCACCGAGGCGGTGCGGTCCCTCACGGCCCAGATCACCGAGACCGAGGCATCCCTGCCCTGGACGGCCTCGGGCCACCCGCCGACCAGCCGGAATGCGTTCTTCCTCGAATGCGACCGGCTCGGCTTGCCGCGCCCAACCACCACGGCGGAGAAATCCCCCGAGTGGCAGGATTGGCTTGATGCCCACGAAGCCCGCGTGCCGTGGGTGCGTGGCCTCAACCAATGGCGCAAGCTCAACCGCACGAAGGAAGTCATCGGCGCCATGCTCCTCCGCACCGCCGAGAACCGGCTCCACTACTCCCTGCGCTACTACGGCGCCGCGATCACGGGCCGGTGGAGCGGGGCCGATGGGCTGAACCTCCAAAACCTCAACTCCAAGGACACCGCGGGGGGCATCGACCTCCGGGCGTTGCTGGTGCCCGAGCCGGGTAAGGTTTTCATCGTTTCCGACCTCTCGCAGATCGAGCCGCGCTGTCTGGCCGTGCTCACGGGCGACGAAAAGATGCTGGAATTCCTCCGCACGGGCGCCGACCTCTACGAGGCCCATGCCCGCGCGACGATGGGCTACATGGATCCGCGCCCACTCAAGGAATCGGACAAAAGCCTGCGCGCCCTTGCCAAGGCCCGCGTCCTCGGGCTGGGCTACTCCTGCGGGGCCTCCAAATTCGTGACCGTGGCCAAGATCATGGCCGGACTCGACATCTCGCCCGAGGACTCCGAGCGCATCGTCACCGAATACCGCGCCCAAAATCCCAAGATCACCGCGCTCTGGGACCGCATGCAGGGCGAATTCTCCCGCGTGAAAGGCCCGGTGTGGGCGATCCGCACGAAGGCCCGCCGCCCGATGCGCTACTTCAAGCCGAAGGACGGCCAAGCCAGCGCCGTGAAGGGACGCCCGCCGGTGAAATTCTATGGCGGCAAGCTGGTGGAAAACCTCATCCAAGCCACCGCCCGCGATGTCCTGGCTGAAATGATCCTCCGCATCGAGGCCGCAGGCTTCCCCGTCGTCCTCCATGTCCACGACGAAATCATCGCCGAGGTGCCCGCGGCCGACGCCCCGAACGCCCTCGCGGAGATTCGCCGAATCATGACCACGCCGCCCGACTGGATGCCCAGCCTCCCGCTCGAATGCGAGGCCACAACGATGGAGGCGTATGGGAAATAACGACCCCCTCGCCAAACTCAAAGCCTGGCTCCGCAAGAAGGAGTCAGCCGAGATGTCCCTGCACAAGGCGATTTTCAAGATCGCCATCCTCTCCAAGGAAGCTGGGCTTCCTCCTGAGCAGGCCGAACTCCTCTGCAAAGCCTACGCGGCCGGCAAGATGGCCCGCCGTGCCCCGGAGCGGGAAATCCGGTCTGCCGTGGCCTGCGCCTACTCGCAGGAGGCCAAGCCCGCGGGGCCGCGATTCCCCGCCCCGATGCGCGAGTTGATCGCCGAGGTGGATGCCTACCCGGCTACGGTGCCGCGTCCACCCTACCCGCACGACACCCCTGAAACCTTCCTCGAGGCGATGTTCGAGGGGGATCCGCTCCTGTGCGTCGGCGCCAACGCCTTCGCCATGGATACCCGCCCGCTCTCTGAGTGGCGGGGAATGCTGGCCTCGATGCAGTTCCTCGTGCCTTCCCCGATGCTGGCACCCACCGGCCCACGCAAAGAGGACGGCCAAGAGAGTTTTCACGCCGAATCCAACACCGGCCCGAGAATTTTTCTCGTTACGGAGTTCGATCACGCGACCAAGCCCCAGCAGATGGCCCGCATCCGCGCCCTCGAGGCCCGCGGAACCCACAAGCTCAAGCTGGTGGTCGATAGCGCGGGCAAATCCCTCCACGCCTACTGGAAATCCTCGGGCGATGCCCACGCGGATTTCGAATTCTTTTCCTATGCAACCAAACTCGGGGCGGACGAACGCCTTTGGCTCCGTAGCCAGTTCGCGCGCCTACCTGCCGGTCAACGCGATGGCCGCAAACAAGAAGTCCTTTTATGGCAACCCTAAAACAACACGACCACATGGATGGTAAACGCAGAGCGGGCGCAATGCTCGAGGAACTGCTTACCGCAAAGAAACCTTCAACCTCGCAAGAGACACCGGAGGAACCAGCCGCTACCCCGCTGCCGCCCTTCGAGTTTTTCGACGATATCCTGGCTAACATGCCGGACGAGCCGCCGCTTCTCGTAGGGGGCAATGACCCGTCAGACATCCGAAAAAATGCCCTCATTCACAAGGGCGACAAGGTGATGCTCGGGGCAGAATCCAAGGCGGGCAAGACATGGTGGATGATGCAACAAGCCCTGTGCATCTCTGCAGGAATCCCCTTCCTCGGTCACAGAACCGTGCAGGGAGTCGTGCTCTACTGCAACTTCGAGCTTCGCCCGTGGGCCTTCGCCCGGCGGATCAAGCAGATCAGCCAAGCTCTCGGGCTGGTGGATGGCGCCGGACGGGCCAAGGTGCCGCCGCTCTTCATCGGTTGGAACCTTCGAGGCAAGTGCTACGACATCGAGCGCATCTGTGAAGTTGCCGAGGAGAGGTTCCGCAAGATGCCTGGCATGAAGCTGGCGGGAATCGTAGTGGACCCCCTCTACAAATCCTACGGCGGGAAGGAGGAGAACAGCGCCACAGACATGGCCGCCGTGCTCGAGAGCATGGAGCGATTCGCCGAAAACCTCCATGCGGCGATCTTCATCTCCTCCCATTTCGCCAAAGGCGACTCCGCAGGCAAGGCTCAGATCGACCGCATCAGCGGGTCCGGTGTCATCGCCCGTGACCCCGACAGCATCATGACCCTTTCAAAGATCAAGGACGAAAAGAACCTCTACACCTTCGAGGCCACGCTCCGGAACATGGCTAGCCCAGAGCCTCGCGTGGTGGAGTTTGAATTCCCCCTCTGGAAGGCCCGAGACGACATCAAGGCAGGCGGGAAATCCTACGACTTGACCGAGATGGTGGCGCTCCTCCCTGAGCAAGGATTGACCTCCACGCAATGGTTCGAAGCCGCCGCGGAACAGGGCATTTGCGCCAAGAAATCCAACTGGGCAAACCTCACAAATTCGGCCCTCAACAAGGGCCTCGTAACGATGAAAAACGGCCCCAGAAACAGCCAGATTTTCACCAAAGCCTCGGGAACTGGTCAAAACCAATGAACGCGAAACATTTAACCCCTAAAACGCGACCAGTTCCCCCCCCTATAGGGAAAGGAACCACTCAAAACCGATGCGACCAGTCAGTTCCCAGGGGTGCTACGCACCACCCCCTGGGTAACCTGAGAACTGTCAGTCCGCTTTTCATCGCTGCCACTTTATGACCGCGCTGGAAATCAAACATCCATGGCAAGAACTCCAACGCGCGCACGGCGTGGAAATCACCACCGTGAACCCCCTCGAACTTGGCCGGCCGTTCCCATTCACCGACGCACAGCGCGCAACTCTCCAACCCTACCTCGAAGCCGCGGGAGATCATGGCGCCGTGCTGGTCATTGTGACACGCAGTGCTTTTGAGAACTACCTGCATGCAACTCCCTTGGCCGTCACCACAAAAAACCGCCGCACCCTTTCTGCCACCCTTACCCGGCTGAAAAAAGAAACCCATGCCACCCTTCACCCAACACGACCTTGAATCCCTTGGATACACCCTGCAACCCGACGGCTCCTTCTCCAGAGCCGGTCATCACCCTGCACCTGCCCGGCTACCTGACCCCAAGCCTCAACCGGCTCTTCGGCAAACACTGGACTGCCAGCCACCGCGAAAAACAACTCGCCCGGGCCGCGTTACTCTCCGCATTACGCGCCACGCCTGCCGACTCCTCGACGCCGACAATTTCGCAGGCGGCTGCAAACCTCTCATCGACCAGCTCCGATACGCCGCCCTCATCCCGGACGACGACCCGGCGAGCGTCGAACTCCAATTCCGCCAGGAGAAAGTCACCAAGAAAACCCTCGAAATGACCACCATCGAAATCACCCAGCCATGAGCAAACGCAAAAAGCCACGATTCGGCAAACACGGCAAGATCGTCCAAGAGGTGGCGGGCTTCCGGGAGTTCCGAGAAGCCTGGCTCGCCAACATGTTGGAAGAAATGTCCGCCGCCTGTGATCGATTTTGGAGCAAGACCCCCGAACGCCGGAAGATCGAGGCTTCACGCCAACGCTCGGGATTCAACTACGGGAACTCACATGAATAACACCTTTACCGCAAGAAACGGCGAGCCTGCCTATATGCCTGACTACGACCTCGACACGCCCGAGGACACGCTCGCCGATGAACTCGGCACGACGCCCGCCGTGGCCCGCAAGGTCATTGCGATGCTCCAAGCCGCCGAGGTTCGCCAGCAGGCGTTGACCCTTGGCAAAGTCGTCGGGCTTCTCCTCGAGACCAACAACCTGCCAGTCATGGCCAACGCCATCGCCTTCGCGGCCGGCCTCGACCAGCTCAACGGCAAGATGTCCCAGGCGCAGGTGGCGCGGGAGCTAAAGGTCACACGCGCCCTCGTCTCCCATTATGTCGTCGGGGTTCGGGATTTCCTATCAGGTAAAAGCCAGACCTTCGACTGCACCAAGTTCCGTAAGTCCAACAAGTCGCGCCAGACCTTCAGAGAGAAGGCGACGGATCCATTCACGGCGGCCAAGGCGGCTGCCATCGCCAGATACAAAGCCAGCAACCACATCACCACAAAATGCAACTAATCGACACCACCATGTTCACGCTCCATGCGTTGAACCTACCCGAAACCCTCACCCCCGCCGAGTGGACGAATATCCACAAGGACATCCTCGTGTGCAAGCGGGCCGCCTCCAAGTGGCTCAGTCAGTCCCGCGATTACTCGAACTCACGCTGGGGCATGGAGTTCACCGCCGACACCGAGGCACAGCTCGAGCTTGACCTCGGCCTCACCTTGGCTGACGCGAAGCCAACCCTCAACCCGGACGACAAGACCAAGGCCATCGTCACCATCGAAGGGCTCTCGCAGAAGTTTACCGTTTGGGAGCGCAAGATGAGCGACGACATCGGCAAGTGGGACCGCGACCGTCTCGAGCGCGCCCTCGAACTCCTCACGCCAATGGAGGCGACAGCCGCACGGATCCGGGGGCTATTGGCATGAGTGACACGCCCGAGACTGATGCTGAATTGATAGCAATAAAGTCAGTTTGCAAGAATGAATATATGCTCGATACGATGGGAGACTTTGCTCGCAAACTAGAGCGCGAGCGCGACGAGGCACGGAGGAAGCTAGAGGATTTGGATGTCGCTGCAATCCACACTTGCCACGATCAATGCCAAAGGCCGATGTGCGTATTGAGGCGCGAGCGTGACGAGTTGCTCGAGCGCAACGCCAAGCTCCGCGACATAGCCGACAGAGCGCTAATGCTTAACCAAACCCAGTGACCTGCCCAACATGCGGCACCGACACCCGAGTCATTGCAACCCGCGACGGATACAGGCGCAGGCTATGCACCAAGGGCCATCGGTTCGTCACCCTTGAACAGGCGCACGAAACGAAATTCCCATGGCTATCCAAACCCAAGCGTAAACCATTGAAGAAGAAAAAGAAACCAAAGCAGGACGACAAATGGATCGAACGCATCAACGCCAAGCTGGCCGACTCCGATTGAGGGGGGTGGCATGGGAACCCTACCGAAATGGTTCAACCATCGCAGTTTGCCAGTCGCTCGTCATTCTTTTGAGCGTTGCATAATTTGACATCGTTGCACAAGCCGTGGGCATCACGGAATTAAGCAACGCGTTAAGCATCGACAAGTCGGTCGTCTCCCGTCTCGTCAAGAAAGGCATGCCCACGACCTCCGTGGACGCCGCCCAGGCGTGGCGCGAATCGAACGCACCGCCCCGCGCCAAGCGTGGGCAACGCGGCACACCGCCACCGCCACCGAAACTCTCAAAGGTCGCCGAACCTCCGAGAGTGTCAGAGCCTGCCGCGCCTCTGCCAGTTCCGCCACCGCCGCCGGTTCACGACAGCGCACCCGAGCCGGACGACGAGGACAACACGCCGCGCCAATCCCTCCGCCGCGCCCGCCTTGCCGAGAAGGTCGGCTACAACGAACTCGTCATCTGCAAGCGCAACGGCGGATCGGTCGAAGACATCCGCAAAGCGAACCAAATCTACATCGCCAGTCGGAACAACCGCATCAAGGCCGAGAAGGATTTTAAAGACTGGCAACGCCAGGAAGCCATCACCCTTTTCTACGACGAAGCGCGCGACATCACGAGCCGCCCGCACATCACCGCCAAGCAGCTCCTCGAAGTCATGCCCAAGACCCTCGCCACCCGGCTGCACGGCCAACCGCAGAAAACCATCGAAGCCACCCTCGCCGAGTGGGCCGACAACCTCACGACCATCATCCGAAAAGCCATATGACCATCGAACACCTCAAAACCTCCGACCTCATCCCCTACGCGCGCAACGCGAAAAAGCACGACGCCAGCCAAGTCGCCAAGCTCGCCGGGAGCATCCGCGAATTCGGTTTCACCAACCCCGTCCTCATCGACAAGGACAACGGCATCATCGCCGGTCACGGTCGCGTCCTCGCCGCTCAATCCCTCGCCCTCGAGTCCGTCCCCTGCATCCGCCTTGGCCACCTCACCGACACGCAGCGCCGAGCCTACATCCTCGCCGACAACCGCCTCGCCGAGATCGGCGGTGGGTGGGACGAGGAAATGCTCAAGCTCGAGCTGGCGGATCTTGCGGCCTTGGATGTCGATGTCGCCGAGATTGGGTTTGGCGCTGAAGACCTCGCCGAGCTGGAGATGGAAGCCGAGGCCGAAAAATCAGACGCCGATGCCGAGCCACAGATCGACAAGGCCGAAGAACTCCGCGCCAAGTGGGGCGTCGAGCCTGGGCAACTTTGGGAGCTTGGCGACCATCGGTTGCTGTGTGGCGACTCCACGATCCCCGAGCATGTGGCAAAACTCATGGGCAAAGAGAAGGCTGAAATGGTTTTTAGCGATCCTCCATATGCTTTGTTTGGAAATTCAACCGGAGTCCATGGCATTGCCGACGATAAAATGGTTCGCCCATTTTTTCGTGATATTGGCCGCGCCAGCGTTGAATGGGTTGAAAACTTTGGCCATGTCTATTTGTGCTGCGATTGGCACACAGCGTTTGTTATTCAATCCGTAATTACAGAAGTTGGTCTGACCGCAAAAAATTTGTGTGTATGGGACAAGGGCGATGGGGGCATCGGTGCAAACTATCAGCAGTGCTATGAGTTAATTTGGTTTTTTACAAACTCGCCGCGAGCCAAAGGCACTCTGGCAAAAAAAGAAGCTGGAGAGAAAACGGTCAACGGAGTGCCAAACATTTGGCGCTTTCCTCGCGTTCAAAGTAACAGAATCCACAATGCAGAAAAGCCTGTTGGAATGGTGAGCGTTCCAATCACAAATGGCAGTAAGCCGGGCAACATCGTTTTAGATTTTTTCTCGGGAAGCGGAACGGCTCTAATGGCCTGCGAGCAACTTGGCCGCAAATGCCGCGCCATCGAAATCTCGCCCGCCTATGTCGCCGTGGCGATCCAGCGCTGGGCCGACGCCACCGGCAAAGAACCCAAGCGCCTCGCATGACCCCCGCCGCCGAAGCCCTACGCGAACACCTCCGCTCGATCTACGCGCCGATTGACCGGCGCACCGTCACCGAGTGGTGCGCTGACGAGGTGATCTTGAGCGAACGGCAAACGCAGATGCCCGGAGCATTTTCAACCCGCCTCACGCCCTACCTCCGCGAGCCGCTCGAGTGCTTCGGTGATGTCGATGTTTCCGACCTTGTGCTGGTCTTTGGAACGCAAACCGGCAAGACGACGATGGTGCAAGCAGGCACCGCCTGGCGGATCGTGAACAAGCCCCAGCCTGTCGTGTGGGTCATGCCCACCGAAGGCCTCGCCCGATCCTTCTCCGAGACGCGCTGGCTCCCGCTCTTCGACGACAGCGCCACGCTCGCCGCTCAGAAGCCAGCGGACCGGCACAGATTCAAAAACCTCGAGCAACATTTTTCGCGGTGCTCGCTCGTCTTCGTCGGCAGCAACTCCCCGGCGAACCTCGCCAGCCGCCCCGCCGGACTCCTCCTCATGGATGAGGTGGACAAATTCGCCCGCGAGACAGACCAAGAAACCTCCGCGCTTTTCCTAGCAGAGAACCGCACCAAGTCCTTCGTCGGCGCGCTCCGCGTCAAGACCAGCACACCCACCACGCCGGACGGCGCGATCTGGCAGGAATACCAGAAAGGCACGCAGGAAAAATTCATGCTCGCCTGCCCGCACTGCCACGAACGCATCGAGCTTTTGTGGGAACAGGTGAAGTGGGACACCGACGCGAAAGTAGCAGGCAAGTGGAACATGGCCCGAGTCGAAGAATCCGCGCGCTACATTTGCCAGCGGTGCCAAGGCGAGTGGAACGACGGCCAGAAGATCGAGGCTCTGCAAGACGGCAAATGGCAAGCCACAAACCCCAGCGCCCAGCGCGGCTTCCGCAGCTTCCACCTAAATTCCCTCTACGCGCCTTGGCGCTCCTGCACATTCGGCGCGCTCGCGGTAAAATTTCTCCGCGACAAGGACACGCTCAACGGCCTGCAAGATTTCACCAACAGCACGATGGCCATGCCGTGGGAACAGGTCGAGACGAGCATCGGCGACGCCAACATTCTCAGCCTCCGAGGCGACTACACGCGCGGCACCTGCCCTATCGAGCCAGCGCACATCGTCACCTGCGCCGACATCGGCCAGGATAAGCAGCACTGGACCACGGTCGCCTTCGACGCCAACGGCCAGAGCTTTGTCCTCGACTACGGCACCACGCTCACCATCGAAGACCTCCTCGCCGACTCGCCCCGCCGCATCTACCGCACACCCAGCGGGCAGGAAGTCCGCCCCGAGTGCGGCCTCATGGATTCCGGCTTCGCCACCTTCCGCGTTTACACAGCCTGCCAAGTCAGCGCCGGATTCTGGCACGCCGCGAAAGGCTCCGGCGCAACCTTCGGCAGCCGCATCGGGCGCACCGTCATCGACGACTTCCCCGGCGTCGTGCTCTACACCTTCGTCGACCACGCCATAAAGACGGAACTCTTCATCGACCGCATCCGAAACGGCAAGCCCCCGCTCGCCATCCCGAGCGACACCACCGAAGACTTCCTTCGCGGCATGAGCGGCCAGCGCCTCGTCCCCCGCAAGACCGCAACCGGCCAAGAGTTCGTGTGGAAATCCGTCGCGCAAGATCACTACATGGACGCCGTAAAACTCTGCCATGTCGCCTGGCACATCTTGAAAAACTGATGCTGTGAAAAAATCCCAACTTTGGAAAATCTACACGGCAAAAAATCCCAGCTTCGCGGGCGACGGCAACATCACGATGAGCGCGCGCGGCCTGCGCAAGCTCTTCGACCAGACATGGGACTACGCCTACCACGAAGGCGAAGAGGAGAACGAACACACGCCGGTCACCGACTCAAAAGGCGTGGATGACCTCATGAAAATCTTCGGCATGTTCTGACCATTTCGGTGAGCGCACCGATATGATCCCCGAACTTTTCCCCGAACTTTTCCCCGAACTTTTTACCTGAACCGCCCGCCGAGCTAGGTTTTAAGCGGCTCCGCAAGCCTCCAAAATTATTTTCACTTTCTTGAAAAAAAGTTGTTGACGAGAAATCAAGTTCGTGAGATTGTCATGTCAGATCGAAGCCACCACGGCGACGACAAAAACCAAAAACCAAAACGAAAAATGAAACTCATCGAATCCAACACCACCCTGACCGCTCGCAGCATTTGTGATTATGACTGCATCTACTCACTGACGGTTTTGAACCGCAAAGGCTCCTTTGCCACCGTCCGCTTTCAAGGAAATGAAAAGCGCGTGAAAGTCAGAAACGATGGCGACTGCGAATATTTAAGGCCTGACAACTACTCCATGGCCCCAATCTTCCGCGCCGCCTAACAATCCACCCGGCGCGGGTTCGATCCCCGCGCCACCACCCAACACGAAAAAAATGAAAACCTCAGAAAAACAACTCTACAACGCCCTGTCTTACCTCGTCATTTTCGGCAAGCAGTTGAAAAACACGCTTGAGGAACTGACCTTCGCGATCGAAAAATCCGAGAGCCTTCTCATCGCCCACAACCTCAAAACCTCCACCCGCTTAAAAAAACCATGAGCCCCACCGACACACAAATCCGCCTAGCTTGCAGCGTCGATGCAGCAGGCCACCGCAGCGGCCAACCGCTCACGCTAACCGCCACCGGACCTGACAACCTGACGATCCCGAACGGCTACATTGTCCGCCACGGCCTGCGAGTCGGCGCTCGTTTCCGGTCGTTTGGAACAGCCATGCGCGCCTATGAATTAAAGCGCGAAAATCTCGGCTACACCACCATCGCCACAGCATGAAGCAAAATCCCACCACCCACGGCGGCCCGCGCAAAGGATCGGGCCGCCCCAAAGGAGCGAAGAGCAAGAACGCCAAAGGCCGAACCGCCGTGACGCGCAGCGTCTCCATGCAGCCCGAGAGTTGGGATAAGCTCGACCGCCAGCGCGGCGATCAGTCACGCGGGAAGTTTATCGAGAGCAAGCTCTGAGTTTCGTCAGAAAAACGACCACAATTTTCGGACGCAATTTTTATGATTTATACCTCATCCGGTATATACAAAGTATATCTTTCTTGCCGTATATCTCAACGGGTATCGTTGAAAAAACAGGGTCGTTTTTTCCCCGAACTTTTGAAGGAAAAAGACACCAGAATTTCCGTCAAAAAATGTTTAGAAAAGACGGCGCAAACTCAAGTCACACTTGAACTGCCGCGCAATTTCTAATCTTTGACTCGCCCGCCTTCATGCAGGCAGGCGGACACACGACCGGAGCGACATGCAACGGTGGGATGGGCGGTCATTCATGGCCCGAGACTCCCGAAAGCCCACGCTTGAAAAGGAAGCGCGCGCCGTCCCTGCATTTCTCCCCCTCTGTGCTCTCCGTGTCCTCCGTGGTTAAACCCTTTTGACACGCCCCCTCGGGCGTGACCGAACTCGACAAAATCTCCGGCGTTAAGAGCTACCTCCGCCGAACCAAGAACACCGCTGAACTCCAAACCCTCGCCGACGCGGCTTTTCTCTCCGCGTCCGAGGAAGTCGTCATCACCAGCATCAGCGGCGACGGCACCGCCTCCAGCGGACAGGTCTCCTTTCCAAAATGGCTTCTCCTCCAAGCCCTCGAGGAAATCCTCTCCGAAGGCCCGAACGGACGCCAACTTTTCAACATCGCTGACCGCTCCCGCTACGGCACCGCCGTTTGACACGCCCGCCTCGGCGTGTCCGCGAAAATCAAAAAATCAAGTTGGGGAGGCAATCGCCCCGGAGCAGGCCGCCCCCGCAAGCTCGACGCCAAAGCCGCCGCGTTCGAGGCCGCCCAGCCCTCTTTAAATCGCGGCCTCATATGGGTTCCGACAACCGATCCGAAGCGCGAACTCACGGCACACAGCCGCCTTGAAATCCTCAAAGTTTCGCGCTGGCTCTACAACAACGCCCCCCAAGCCACCTACATTGTCGAACACCTCGCCCAGCGCGCCATCGGCACCGGCATCGTCGTTCAGCCCAAAACCTCGAACACCGAATGGAACAAAAAGGTCGATCAGTATTTTGAAGACCGCAACTGCGCCGAGGCATGGGCATTCGACGCCGGCGCCCAGGTCAATTTTTATACCGCGCAAAGTCTCATCCTCCGCCAGGTCGCCATCGACGGCGACTTCTTCGCGCAATTTTTGAAAACCAAAGACGGCGCGGCTCGCGTTCGTTTCCTCGGCGGCGAGTCCATCGGCGGTGCCGGATCCTTCGCCACCGATTCGCACGATGGCGTCATCCTCGACCGCTACGGCGCGCCCGTAGCCTACACGCTGAACAGTGAAGACGGCCTCCGCGTCCCAGCCGAAGACATCCTTCACTTCCGCCACATCCGCCGCCAAGGCCAACCCCGTGGCGTCTCGTGGTTTCACTCTGCCGCCGCCAACCTCCGCGACATCTCCGAAATTAACGGATTTGTGAAGGGCGCGTATAAGGCCGGCGCTCAAATCGGCTACATGGTGACATCCACCGAAGTCGCCAAAATCGGCCTCGGCGCTGGAATGAAAACGACCAGCAACGAAGTCGGCGACCTCACCACCAGCGACCTCCCGAACGGCATCCTCCTCCCACGCCTCAAGCCAGGCGAAAAGCTCGAAGCATTCAAAAACGACATCCCCGGCCAGACCTACGAAGCCGTCATGCGCGCCCTCCGCTCCGATGTCGCCTTCGCCATCGGCCTGCCGCCCGAAGCCATGATGGTCAATGTCGGCCTCGCTGGCACCGAGCAACGCGCCGTCCTCGAAGTCACGCAGAATTTCCTCGAGCGCCTTCAGCAGCAGGTCATCGATCAGTTCTGCCGGCCGTTTTACAAATATTGGTTGTGGCATGAAATGCAGGCCGGACGCCTCGAATACCCCGGCGATGATTGGTGGCGCCACGAATGGCTCGCCCCCCGCAAGATCACCGTGGACAGCGGCCGCGACGCCCGCGCTTACAGCGAGCAGCTCGACAAGGGCCACCTCAGCCCGACCCGCTACTACAACATGCTCGGCCTCCGAGCGACCGAGGAAGAGGACGATGTGATCGACACCTACCTCCGCCGCAAAGCCAAGTGCGACGCCCTCGGCCTCGATGTTTCGCAGGTTTTTCCAAACTCCCTCCGCAACGGCATCGCCGCCCAACAACCCGCCGAGCCAGATGCCGACGAGCAACCCATTCAACCACCCGCACAACCATGACCACACCCACATCCACCCCGAAATTTTATGCATTGGAAAAATCCGACAACGGCGAGGCAACGATCCATCTCTATGATGAGGTCGGTGCTTTCGGCTCAGGCTCTAAAGAATTCCTCGCCGACCTCGGCAAACTCGAAGGCCAACACATCCACCTCCGGATTAACTCCCCTGGCGGAAGTGTTGTCGAAGGCACGGCAATCTACAACGCCCTTCGCCGCCACAAAGGCGGGCTGACCGTCCACATCGACGCGCTCGCCGCCTCGATGGCCTCGGTCATCGCCATGGCAGGCGCTCCCGTCTACATCGCCGACAACGCCCTCTTGATGATTCACAACCCGTGGACCGTCAGCATGGGAGACAGCGACCAGCTCCGCCGCGAAGCCGCTCTTCTCGACAAACTCAAAGACTCCCTCCGAAACGCGTATGTCCGCAAGACCGGCATGGAGGCCGACCGCATCGCCGAGATGATGGACGAAGAAACCTGGCTTGATGCCGTCGAAGCCGTGGCTCTCGGATTCGCCGACGCGATCGAGGAAGGCGTCGCCGCCGCAGCCACCGCAACCCCCGCCCAACTCCGCGCCCGATTTGACACCTTCGCCAAAGCAAAATCTATGGATCCAGAACCCGAAAAAACCGAAGAAACCGAAGTCGCCAACGAACCGACCCCTTTGCTCGTTGAAATTTTGGCCTCGCTTGACGAAGTCGAAACCAAGTCCGCCGACCTCGACGACGAAAGCAAAGTCACTCTCTCCGAGCGTTTGCAATCCATGGCCTCCGCCATGAGCGCACCCGAAGAAGAGACCACGGAAGAGGCGACGAAGAAAGAGGACGAGGAGTATGCCTCTGAGCCGCAAGCGAAAGCCACCGCAGCCGACGCGATCCTCGCCAAATACAACGAAGTGATCGCCCGTGCCGAAGCCGCCGAAGCTCACGCCAAAGCCGTTGAGTCGAAACTCGAACTCGTGAAGGGCGAACTCGCCACCAAGTGCGAAGACCTCGACCGCCTCGAGCGCAGCCTCGGTCTCTCACCTGCCCGCGTCGTTCCCGCCGTCGACCAAGTGCAAGACTCCGGATCGATCTACGACCAATGGAAAAGCGCCAGCGGAGCCGACAAAACCCGAATCTTCCGCGCCAACCGCAAAGCCCTCGAAGCCCATTCGAGACTGCATGGCGTTTGACACCCAACTAATCACCGAACCCAACCACCTAATCCAAACCACCACCCACTAACATGGCCACTACCATCAGCTCCGAACTCAAACTGAATGTCGTTCTCGACAGCGCCCTCATCGCGCTCCGCGAGGCACTTCTCCCGATCAACTCCTTCTCGACCGTGTTCAACTCGGTCCCACTGCAAGGCACCGACAAAATCTCGGTTCCGTTTTTCCCTCTCGCCACTGACGCGACGAGCGACTTCGACGGCACTTACGCTTTCGGCGACACGAACGCGATCAACTCCCGCGAGATCACCGTCAACAAGCGCAAATACCAAGCGCTCTCGTTCACATCGAGCGAACTCGCCCGCCAGCCTTACTTCAATCCTGAGCAGCTCGGATATTTAAAGGGCCGCAAACTGGCCGAGGACATCCTCCGCGACATCCTCTCGATCGTCACCCTCGCCAACTACGGCGCGGCGATCCACACCGGCGCGGCTTCCGCGTTCGACAGCGAGGACATGGTCAACATCAAAACCGCGCTCGACCAGGCCAAATGGAGCAAGTCCAGCCGCGTCATGATCCTCGACAACTCCTATGAAGGCGCGCTCCTCAAGGACGCCGGCATCAAAAACGCCGCCGCA